TGTTCTGGATCTTCTGCTCTGATTTCTTCTATTTTGCTAAATGTTTCATCCATTGCATCTGAAATCATTTTATCATATTCTGAATTCATTTCACATATGGCAGTGTTTAATTCTGCGGAAAATTCATCTATAGTGGCTGACATTTTAGCATCATTAATAAAGCTATCTATAAGTATTTTAGCTGCTTCATTTCTCATTGCTACTTTTTGATTTTTAGGTACATTTTCACTTGCTACCATATTATCAACAAGTTTCTTAAAAGATTCAGGTAATTTAGAATATAAATTAGTTTGTTTACCGGCTTTATAATCATTGATAAGATTTAGCATTTGCATCATAGATTCATTATCTAAATCATATCCACTAAGAGCATCTTTTACATCTTCTTCATTTTCTTTAATGTCTTCAACTTCAGATATAGTAACTCCAGATATAAATTCTTCAGTTATTTCAGTATTATCCTCTGATGTATAAACAGTTTCCTCTGTTTCTTTTTTAGCAGCTGCTAAATTATCCATACTTTCTTTATCTACATCAGATAATTCAGTATAAATATGGTGAACCTGTTCATCTGTAAGAGTTGTATTTACTTCTTCATTTTTAATTTCTTCGTTCATAAAATTATTCTCCTTAAAATAATTTATTTATTTTCTTCTATTGTATCTGATGTTATAAGCTCATCAATATGTGATGCACTAATATCTCCAACAAGACGTTGTAATGCAAGTCTTATATTTATAATAATAATTGGTGCCATTTCTATATTATTTACAACGCTACAATAATAATCTTTAAAGAAATTACCATTGTCAGCAAATGCATTATCAAGAAATTGCACTATATTAAAATCTACATATGTGCTTTGGAAAATATTATTAAGCTGAATATCAAATGTGCTAATATAGTTTATAATTCTAGGAATGTTTGCACTAATTGCAATATATTTAGGATCAACATAAACTCTTTTTCCGTATGCTGAAGAACTATCTTTATTCTTTTTTAAGTCCTCTTGTGTTAAAATATTATATAGAGTATCTTTATTATTTATAATAAATGCTGTAAAGAAATTAACCATAATATTATTTCTATTACAAACTAAGAAATCATACAAATAATATGCTGCTGTGTATAAATCAATTGTATCATCTGCACTATTAAAAGATAAATTAAATTTTTTACATAAAAGATTAATAATATCTCTATATACTTCTTCTCGCACTGATCTGATATTTAAACTATCTCCAGGATATTCTTCTTCCATAAGTTTAAAATTATTTTCATAAGCACTAACAAAATTAGGTTCGATAAGTGATGAAGTATAATCTATATGATCTAACTTATCTTCAAGAGCATGCATTGTATATTCAGAGCCAAAATGAGCTAAAATTTCACTAATATTATACTCATTATTAATACGATATGGCTCAACACTTCCCATATTCATATAAAGGGTACCTCCTTAAATTTATATTTTATATACTTGTACTTTTTTATATAAAATTCAAAAAATAATAGAGGAGGAATTATCCTCCTCTAATAAAGTATTTTAATTAGAAATTAAAGTGATCCTGGTATCTATATTCTCCATCTTCTAAAGCTCCAAGATTATCATCAGATGCTACAGAAACACTTACTCTTTCCGTCATATCAAATATAGCATTTCCATCAGCATAGAATCCTAATAATACAGAATCAGGTACAGTGAATCCATTGGCATCATTAAAATAATTACTTAATGGAACACTATCTGGAATATTATAAGTCTGTCTATATGCTTTTTCACCCAAAGGTGTAGTAACAAGAGCTTCGAATTTAGCTTTTTCTTCAGCTCTACGTTGCTCTATAAAGTCTTGCATTCTAGTACCGCCTGCAGCAATTGCAGATTGTAGATCTTTTTCTATTTCTTCATGTAATTCATCTTGTTGATTGAAGTGTTCTACAATTTCTACAGTGTCATCATTATAGTAATCAATCTGCTCATCTATCTCATCATCAGTTTTAATAGATGTCTTTTTCATACCAAAACGTTCGGCCATATTAACGCCTTCATACCACATATAAAGAGCCATTAACATTGAGAATACCTGGTCATCGTGCGTGCTAGCAGAGTGTTCTATCTTACCATTACGCTTAATCTCCATACCTAATAATTCATTATAGATAATTGGAGATATGATTTTATCTTTATGATTTTCTACACGTTCAAGTAATATATCAATAAGAAGTTGTCTGATTGCTTTGGTAGATGTAAGTCCATATACTTTTGTACGAACCTTTTGCTTATATGAATGAACACCATCTTGTCGTTCTTCAACAACAATATCTTTTATTTCATAATAAAGATTTCTCTTAAGACCCATCTTCATAAGCTTAGCTATAACAGTAGCACCGAAACCACCGTTTCGTTCTACATTGACGATAGCATTAGGCATCCAATTCTTAACAATAAACTCAATACATCTTGCCAAATCAAGAGTACTAATATAATTACAGTTCATACAACCAAGTACTTTGGTTGACAATGAGTCTACTACAGTAATGGTTGAGCTATCTTGTTTATAACCGCCAGATACGTCGACACCTATCAATGCAGGGTAAGTTCTAGTATCTGCTTGGAGATAAGTTTCAAAGCGATATTTACCAAGTAAGTAAACTTCGCTAATTGGCTGTCGTAAAAGACCGCTGATTGTGTCAAGATCTTCTTCTTTAAATGGTGAGTTTTCAACACCAGTAGCCCATTCAAGCAAGATTTCTCTTCGAATATCCGGCCATGAGTTTTTAAGAAGTTTACATACATCATTAAACCATTCTTCAGTACAGCCTAATTGCTGATATGTGTATTTAATATATATAAAGTCTGATTTGGTATTTGCATTAATAATACTAATTAATTCATTATAAGTCTTATCATACCAAGATTCACTAAATTTAGTAGCCATCTCTTTAGTATGGTAAGCTTCCTGACCTTCAGGAGTTGTCATAAAGCCAGGTGTTGTTGTTATAACAATACCATGCGGAGCACCATTTTGTTTTGCTATCATAGAAGCTGTCTTAAATGCAGGAGCTGCATTCATGTAGATTACATCATTATATGGTAAGAAGCCATACTCGTCATACCACATGAGTGTAAGTGTCTTACCTCTAAGTAACGATGCCGCTTTAGCTTTATTAGTAGCTGAAGCATATGCTTTAATAGCATTATTATTAAATGGGTTTACTATTTCATTAGTATTATTCTTACCCTTATCTACTTTACCATCTGGTAACATTCTTTCTTTCATAATTAAGTATGGAGGTAAAGTATCTCTAATATCTTTAAGAGTCTGTAAGTTATCCTTAGCACCGTCCATGTTCTTATGTAAGAAAGCCATCTTAGAGTTTGTAGTGCCAAAATTATAAATATATAATAATCTAATCGCAACAGATACAGTCTTACCTTGCTGACGAGGAATTTCCTCAAACACATTAAGGTTTAAACACATACAAAAGTTTAATGCAAGATTGGCTCTAGTTAATTTATACATTCTTGGTTTACCAGATGAAGGAACTCTTACTACTTCTCTGATGAAATACCAATAATTACATAAGCATTCTCGCAATACTTTTTGTTTATAATATGAATTTAAATTAGGATCATGAGGATCTATTCCATCAAGATCTGGATCAATAAGTGTTAACATGAACTCATTATTCTTAATTCCAATAGATTTAAGATAATGATGCATATCTAAAAAACTTTTATTTTTAGTAGTTTTTTGAGCATATATAGTTCTTATTTGTTGAGGTCTTTTTCTAGGCATAGCCTGAGGGGGCGGTTGACCTGGATTTACCACAGCTCTACCTGGCATTATATTACCGTAGGCTGGACCTGCACCCATCATATTAGGTGGCTGATTATAAGCCATTTTATTTTACCTCCTTTTGTTAGATTTTATTGTAATGTTTCGCCAACCTAAGCAAAATGGAGGAAATTAAATAAAAAGAAAAATATTACAAATATAAAATAAACTTTACTTTATAATAAAATCTATTGAAAGGAGACTATCAAAAATGGAACAAAAAAATTTACAATTGAAACTCTTGGATAACCCTAAATACTCATCAGGATGGATTGAAAATGCGACACATCTAATAGTTAATTGTGCAATACCTGAAGAAGTACTTAGCAATTTTGATACTGAGCAGTTGCAACTTTTAGTATCAGTATTTACATCTGCTAAAGAAAATCAAGAAATTTGGACAACTGGTTTTCTTAATACTGATCTTAATGCAACTCAGATGCAGATTCTTCTTACAGGTTATTCCCATGGTTTAACCACAGAACAGTTGCATCCGTATTTTAATCCTGAAATTCCTTATGTGATTTCCAACTGGGCTGTTACTGCATTGGCTGAAGGTTTTGATTTAACCAAGTATGTAAATGCTGGTTATAATAAAGATCAGCTTTATGAAATCTATGCCGGATTAAAGGACGGAGTTGATATTTCTGTCTATGATAATATCAATATTCCTGCTGAAAAGATGGCAATTGCTCATCATGCTATGGTTTTAGGCCTAAAAGTTCAATTTGATGAGAATAAAATACTGACAATATAATAAAGGTAAAAGTAAAAAGTTTTATACACTGTATAAGAAGGTTCTTTGTCTTTTATAATAAATTATAAAATGATTTTATAATTAAGATGAAATTGCCAGTAGGGTTATCCTACTGGCAAACCTTTTGCAAAAATAAAATACTTTATTGGAATTAGATGGGCTGTAATTACAGCCCATCCATAATTATGCATTAGTATCTTCTGCTCGTTTTGCTGGTCTTGGAGCATAAGGGTTTTCTGGTGCAGGTGGTTTAATAGTTTTATGCAATTCATACTTAAGATCTGATGACATTTTTTGATAGCGATGTAGTAATTTTAAATCGCTATATGTAAATTCATTTTTAAATTCTCTAATAAAATTTGCTCTTAGTTTATATCTTGGAATTATAAAAGCCCAACCAACTTTACTATGAAATTCTTTAATAAATTTACTAGATAGATTAAAACCACTATAACTACCTAATATAAAAATATATTTCCAATTAAATGGCATGTCTTGAAATTTTCTAATAAAGTCTTCATGCTTACTTGGCATACACTTTTTAATTTCATCCCATTCTGTAAGTGTATAATAAAATATATCATCCCATTTTATATTATTCTTAATATTTTCAATAATATTTTTAGGTAAATTTTTATATACTTCTGTAATAATATCATGCCATTTAATTTCATCTTTAAATTCCATAAGAAAATCTTCAGATAAATCCTGGGTATTTATTATGGTCGTCCAAGATACTTTATCTTTAAATTTCCTAATAAAATCTTCAGATAATTTATGGGTTGAAAAGTAATTATCCCAATTAATTTTAGCATCATCAAGATCAGTAATCAGTTCTTCAGATAAATTTTTATTTAATGATATTTTATAGCTATAATTAGAATCATTAATATATTTTTTAATAAAATCTTGTGATAGTTTTTGATGCTGTAGTATTGATTTAATTAAGTCCAGACCTTTAGAAGTATTTTTTATAATAGCATTTAATAAATCTTCAGGTAAATAATAATTTGTCACCATATAATTCCAATTAATAATTTCATATGATGTGTCATCAATTAAGCTTTGTAATTTTTCTATATTTATTTCTTTCATTTATAAAACCTCAATCAACCCAAATCAAATTTGTCTTCAAATTCATCAAGTAATTCATAAGATAATTTAT